TGGTCTTTCTCCTTTATTGGTAAGTAAGTAGTTTATAAGATTTACCTTCAAAGCATCTTTAGATTGAAAGGTTGAGTTAAATACTGCTTGGCCAGAAAATGGAATATCTACTCCTATAGCTTTTCTTGGTTGCCTATCTAACGGATTAATCTTTTTTACACTTACTGCCATTATACTCTTACTTGACCTTTAGCTTGTATTTCGTTTGACTTATCGTATATTGCCTTAGCTTTATTAACAAAGTCTAGTTTACTTATATCTATACCAGGCATTGGTCCTGCGTTTTGACCTAATCCCATATCAGAAGCTATATTAGAAGCAAAGTTTGGTTTTCTTACCATTGATGAGTCAGCATTGATAACATTCTTATAATCGGCTCCTGTCATTTCGTTTTGCGTCATATTTAACATTTCTTCTAATGGAACTGTCCCGGTGTTCATTTTACCAGTTGACCAGGTTCTCTTAAGGTCTTTTTGTTTAACTTGTTTGTACTCTTGTGGTGATGGTGAGCTTGCTGCTTTAACAGCTTCGTTTAACATCTCTTGTAACTCATCCTTTACGGCTGATCTTACCTCTTCACGGATGATTTTTCTAAGTTGATCTAGTTTCATATTAATAAATAGTATGTTTATGGAAGTTGGTTGTCTATTCTAAATTTTAATTCTTGTTTAAGTACTTCTGAATCACCTGCAAAAGATAATGGACCTTTTAAAACTGCTATTCCTCTTGCATCAAATGCTACAGCTTGACGTTGAGGTGCAATAGAGGGTGATTCGGGGTTAGTAACTATCTTAATTTTATATACAGTACCTGATTGAGATTTATAATCTTCATCTATGTCGGTTTCTATTATAGCTCCTTCTAGTATTTTTGCTCTTTCTTCAGCAGTAAGTTTAGGATTTTCTGCACATCTATTCAAAAGAGTGCGAATTATTTGTACTTTAGCTAATATAGGTACGAAGACTAGGTCAAAATTTCTTAAAAGTAGACTTATATTTTTTTTCTCATTTTCAACTGCTTCTAAGGATTCTGTAAACCATTTAAGTTTAGCTGCATTCTTTGCTAAAAATCCTTGTGGAAAAGCAAAGATAAGTCCTACAAGTCCTGGTCCTCCTATAGCAGAGCCAAGTGGTATCTTAGACATTAGCTGTATGACTACTTTAAATATAGCAATAAGTATATCTAGAGTTTTTAATAGTTTTTTGATTCTAGCTGCTCTTCTAGTAGCAGAAGTAGTAAGTGAAGATATCCTGTCTAAGATTTTATTCATCTTAGCAAGAGTGGCTGGTGGTGGACAAGCAGTTCTTAATTTGTCAAGTATTTTACCTATTTCTTGTTCTGCCCATCTTCTAGCCATACCTTCAGCATATGCTAATGCTTCAGCAGAATACTTACTTAAGTTAAGTTTTAGAGTTTTTAAAAATATACTTGGCATTACTCAGTAAATGTTTTGTTTGATTTAAGTTTAGATCTACCGTTAGGATTAATATACCCTTGTAAAATATCTGCTGTAAACTTAAGGCTTACACCGTAACCGTTTAAAAGAGGTATAGCCTTGAAGTCTTGCGTCTTAGCAGCTCTAAGTTTTCTAGATAAAGTTTTAAGTTCATCTACTAATATTTGAAGAAAGTCTTCTAACCTGTGCCCTAATACGACTGGTTCAGCAGATCCTAACTTAGAGTCTTTATTCTTAGCACCCTGTCCTAGGTACACTTTCTTAGCTTCTAGACTTATATAATCAACTCCGTCAATATCTACATCTCTTGATGATATAGAAAGACTTTCTTTTGAAGTCACAACAATATCTTCATCTTTAGCATTAAATACTAATCTTCCTGCGTTTACTAAGACCTGTGAACCTTTATATCTATCAGCTTGTATAGGTTTTTCAATGCTTGAATCAAATTTTACTCTAGCTTGTTTCAGTGGTGCAATGTGGTCTGATGTAAGATATATACTAGCATCGTCTTTGTTTATATCTTCTACTGTATAGTTAACAACAGAACCTTTAAGTTTTCTACCATTACTTATTACAGTATAGGGTAGCCCGTCATTAGAATCGTCACTCAGTATGTTATAGGTTCCTTTATATCCTCCAAGTCTTATAGAGTTACCAAACCTTCCGTCACTTATAAAATCACCGCTATTTGGATAGAGTGGGTTGATGTTGTCAAGCTCTTCTATATTCTTACCTATATCAGTATACTTTGCATCGTCAGGTGGTGCTGCATTATGATTAGCTGCGTTCCATACAGAAATAACTGTTGAATAGTAAAGCTTTCTTTCTTTATCATTTCTATCAGCGCTCTCTTTAGGTCCATTGATAATAACTACTATTTCGTTTTTTAATGGATATGTTCTGGTAGTACTATCTAAAGGAAAAGCGGTAAATAGGTTTTCTGGTTCTTCGTTAAAAGAGTCTTGATTAAATACATTAAACTTAATAGCACCAACACAGTTGACCTGGTCGTATAAAGGATGATTTTCATCTAGTATAACGTCGTATACCCTGCCAAGAGCTGTACTACTATCGTTTTTAGCTCTAGTCTTGATATTAGTTTTCTGTACTCCTAAATTAAGCATCTTCGTCTTCTATGGGGTTTTGTTGCTCTTCTATTTCTTTATCTAATGCCTCTTGCTCTTCGATTAAATCTTGTAATTCAGAAAGATCAAACTCTTCGCCATCACCTTTAGCAGCTGCTGTTTCTATCCTTTGTATTACCGTGGCTAATTTAATTAAATGCTCATCATTCTTTACTCCTATCTCCATGTATTCTTTAATCATAGGTACAAGTAAAGTAGCGTCTCCAATATTCTCTATTAATGGTTTAAGTTCTCCTATAAGCCCTTTTACCTGGCTTTTAGTTTCTTTAGAATTATCGTAGATCTCGCCAAAGAGGTCGGAGAGTGTTTTACCCTTAAAAATTTCTTTGTCTAAGCTCATATTGTTTTATAATAAATAGCCTATTCAATTTTATTGTGAAGATAACCAAGGTCATATAGTTTTTGATACTTAGCTTTAAAGTCTTCTTTGAGTACTGTAACTACTTTTGTAAGTTTGGGAGTATCACAGTCGGTCATTTCTCTTATATAGATATATAAAGCTTTTTTCCTGAAGATATCTAGGTCGTGTCTTGTTTTAAATACAGTAAGAACAGCATCTGCTATTTTTTGATCTTCTATATTAATAAACATCTCTTCTAAAACCTCATAACATGATACAATCCATTCATCTAAGAAAGTAGCTAGTGATTTAGCTGAAGGAGAGTCAAGATCTAGTTTTTCTTCGTATGATTCTTCTATGTCAGTAAAGCTTCCTATTTGTTTGAGCTTCTTATAGTTTTTATTATTGTAGTTTATTAACCACCTCTTCACTATAGTTCCAAAGTAAGAGTATGCTTTAGCACCATTAGTAGCATCAAACTTCATTATCTTTTCTTCTAGTAGTACTGAGACTATTTCGTGTTTGAGATCTTCTATTTTGTCTACGTCGGTATAGTAGAACTTAAAAGTATGTATAATATTCTCTGCTAGCTTGTAAAAAGGTATGTAGATATGGTCTGTAAAGATCTTATTCCTGTATTCTTGATCTGTGGAGGTATTGTACTTGTTAATGTAATCTTCTGTCTCTTTTGTAAAGTAATTAGCTTTCGCTCGTTTCCTTGCCATAGTTTTTTGGGAGCATATAGTTGTTAAGCTGCTCCTGGACTTCTTTCATTTGGTTAAAAAATTCACCAACTTCATCATCTGACTGAAAGACCCCCTTGTCATCGAGATTTTGTAAGTGTTGCCTTGATTCTCCTATAGTATCTGAGATGCTTTGAAGGTATCTTACCTGATCTTGGGTGATATCTTCGTATTTCTCTACTTTTACTAGTAGGTTTCTAATAATGTATGAAGAAATAATCAGTAACGCAACTAATATACCGATTATTATGAAAAGTGTTGTAGGATATATGTTCATCTATAGGTTTTTAAGCATATTTGACAATCCACTTGAAGAGTTTACTCTTTTACCTGTGGTTGACTTGGTTTTTTGTACTTTTTGAGTAGCACCACCGGTAGATTGTAACCAAATATCGTATTCTACCTTGGAAGCCATGAAGTCTGCACTATGAAGTACGTATACTATATTAGTTTTCATCCTAGAGTTAGGGTTATGGCTGTAAAAGTATGCTTCGTTAGCTTTATCAAACACTCCATCGTGTAGTCTGATACCTAAAAACTCGTTATGACTGACTTTAATATCGAATTTTTGTAAAATATATAAAGATCTGTCTGGAATAAGCATAAAAGGTAGGTCTGAGTTAAAGGTATACATCTCATGTAGCTTGTCTTGCCTCCATTTATCAGTCTGAGGTACATAGTTATGTGTATCTCCATCACCTAGCTTACCTAAATCATGGAATATAGCAGCAAATACTAACTCTTCGTCGGTAAAGTCGATAGTACCGCCCATATCTTCATATAACCTCTTACTTTTTATAGCATACTCTACCACTCTGTTAACATGATCGACATATCCACCGGGAATAGCATTGTGATGCCAAGTTTTAGAACTAGCAGGTGCCATGATATAAGTTTCACCTATGTGTTCAATTAGTTTTTTAACCTTATCCTTTCGATCACCTATGTAAGTATCTACTATTTTAAGATGCTTCTCATAGTTTGAATGGATTTTCTCCGCTGTTAATGTCATATTAGATTAATTACTATTATTATTATATTTATTTATATATCTATATATATTTATATATACTTTATTATTAATATTTTTAATATATAATTAAGATAATGTTTTTAAAGCAGAAAAGCAACTATTTTAGTATAATATTTTGAAAATATTTTTTATTCATAGTATTTTCACCTGCTTCCCACCAAACATCTACCTGTAAATTAAGAGTCTTCCCCGATTGACTAGGTCTAACTCCTATAATTTGAGTAATAATAACTGTATCTTTATGTAAAGTACCGAAAGTCTCCCTATCTGCCGAGTTTATTTCATCGAAAGTATACGGAGTCTGTACATAGTACGTTAAATTACCCGACCAATAAGCAGATACTACCGGAACTCCGTTATATCTCCACTCTTCTGACGTAGGAG